ATAGTACATTTACTAACAAATATCGTTATAATGCTGTCACGGGGCTTATATGCTGTTTAACAGCATCATACAGATCATATTGTTAATAGTTTTATTTTCTCAACTACTGTATCAATATTTATTGTTGAAAATAAGCCAGGGTGTAGGGGTTTAGGATAATAACTTCCGCCCACCCAAGCATACCCATGATGTTCGTTATTTAGAATTGGAATAAATTCTTCTTCTATTGTACAATGAAATGTATGATATGCAAATGTATTATTGACAAATTTCTGGATGGGAATTAATTTTAGATCGTCTTTCCAAAATTGAATTTCTTCAACACATTCTCTTTTTAATCCGGATAGCAGTGTTTCATTCTTTTCAATTTTTCCACCTGGAATTGACCAGCAGGCATTTTTAGAATCTGATCTTAATAAGTAAAGATGTTTTTTAGTAGATTTACTATAAAAAAATATACCAGCTGATTGATTGATTATAATCATGTAATTATTTAGTTAACACTAATAGTGCTTAAAATTAAATAACTATACTATATTCACCTTCTCCGTAATACCCTTCATATGATTTCATCCATTGGGCATCGCCTGCAGGAAAAGTGTTTTCATTGTTAGATAATGTAGTTGGTGATGTAGCCCATCGATATTGAATTCCAGAAGTCATATTAAGTACATAATTCGTAGATGTAATGGTACTAGCATCAAACGCTACAAACCATTTTCCTAAAGTACTATCGTATTGAATAATATCATTAGCATATGCTATACCTACACTTCTAACAGTTCCACTTCCGGTTGGTTGTACATTATTTGATGTGAAGATTGTACCTGGATTATTGTCTGCGGCACCAATTTGAATAAAATTAGTTGTGCCTGTACTAGCAATCATGTATTTGTTAGAAGGACTTGTCTCTGTTACTGCACTTGGCGATACATCAGTTAATATTGTTCCCCACGCAGTTGAATCACTTCCAACAGCCTCAACTAAAAGATATCTAACTCCATTAACAGATCCAGGCAATCCTGAATTTGGACCTACTAGTATAGGATTAATAACACTGTTTACTGGATTTAATGTATTTTGCGGCAAAGTATCTGTGTCAATATTATAAATTAAATAACGATCATCTAATGGATCCAACACAATAGTTCCTACAATTTCATTTTCCATATATGGATTTTCTAACCATATCTGAGATATACCTGGACGCATTACTCCATAACTGTTTAATAAACTTGACCAGTAGATTGAGGTATCTGGATTTACTGGTGTTTCTAATGAAGAATTACTTGGATCAAATGTAGATGCATTAGGCAATAACTGTAAAGTATTTCCTAATAATAAAAGTTTGTATCCAAAAGGAGATATTTTCTGACGAGTTCCCATTAACAAGTCATCATCTTGCATATCTAAAAAGGAACTGCCCTCAAATATAGAAGCAATAACTTTGTTGATAACTCCCATCTTTTTGAGTTTGGCTGATGTAGTTAGCCATATAGGAAGATAGAATTTCCAACTCAGTACATCAATTGGATTACCTGTTCCTTGAGGAATAGAACGAGATGAGAAGGTAAGTCCATCTTGGTATACAACTGTTAATGATGTCCAATCTATATAATTGTCTGTGCTTTGAATTTCTAGTGAAGGATTAAATAGTGTACCTAATTGCTCAATGATTTCTAATTTCTGTTGATAATTAGTAGTCCATACATCAAGTTGAAGTCTAAGTGTGTAAGGCACTGGCATTAATCGTTCTACAGTGAATGCTTGTCCTTGAGTCGTTTCATAATCTTCTAATGTTTCATTATATTTTCTTTGGCGGACTTGTAACTTTTCTACAAAGAAGGGTTCTTGTGTTCGTCTTTGATCATATTCTAATCCATTAATAAAGTAAGTAATTAATGGGGCAGAAGGAAGATTAGATGCTGAGTTGTTAGCAATGATAGTAGATGCTTGTCTACTTGAATCTCCGTATTGAATTGGAACTCTTACTAAAATATTATTCCCATTAGGATCCTTTCCTTTAGTTACATACCAGTTACTAAAAATTTTAGCAAACTGTATTAAGAATCTGCGTATCTGGTTATCGTAAAAATATTGTGCCATAAGTTTTAAGTCCCGTCACTTGGGGGTATTGGGTCTGGTTCCAAATCTAATATAGATGATAATGGCTGCGCCTCTGGAACAGTCTCATCACTGTTATTTAGATAGATCGTTGCTTCGTTATTAATAAATCCTGAAAGTTGTGATTGATCTTCATAAGAAAAGCCAGTTTCTGTTCTTACATTTTCAGAAATTCTAACCCAACTTTGTCCGTCCCATCGATATAAAATTTGTGGAGTGTAATCTATTCTTAAGAAATAGGCTCCGACATTTGGACCGGCTGGGAACGCAATACCTGCACCAACAGGATAACCATTCGGTGCTGTTCCATCTCCAGATAAGTAACCGCTTTCATATCCAAATGATCTTGGACTTGCTCTAACAATAAACTGGAATCTAGGATCACAATCTGCTCTGTAGTCCATTGTATTAGGACCATATGGTTCTGTACCTGTGAACCCTGTCGCTGTCGGATCTTGGTCTGCTGTTGCGTAAGTATTGTCAGCAGTACCATATGGACCAGTTACTGGACCTGTAATCTGAACTGATAAAACTTTACCTGTTTCTACAGACCCTGAACCAGTTCCTATCGTTACTGGTGATTCTTCAATAATTGATAAAGTGGCTTCTACAAATTTATCAATCATATTTTGTAAAGATATATTTTTTTCTTTTAATACACTTTGTATAGAGTCAAGGACTTCTTTAGAAATTTTTATACCTGCTGATTCATACTTGTATTTTGTGCTACGAATCATTGCTACTTCGCCACCAATTTGTACAGTATTAGGACCAGCAACTCCAGCAGTTATGATATCATATGGAGGAGCAGGTTGATTTATCTTGCGAGATAATACTCCATTATCTTCAAACTTGCCATATGTTGGAACAACATATAGTTGCGATCTGTCATAGCCTGATTTAGGCACGAGACGCTCTGCTTCTTTTAATTGTTGGTCATTAATGCGAACATTTTCGTTGTATCGTCCGAGTACATCTTTTAATGTATCAGTTGTGTCTAGTTCCCAATATAGATCAGGAGTAGTAGCACCAGGTTTTGTACCTGCTGGCACCTCTTGCAGTGATTTATAATTTTTATCACCAAAACTTATAACATATCCTGAAGGATATATCCTAGTAGCGTCCCAGTCACCAAGATAATTGTCTATGTTTGTTGGCTGTTCTAATATATTAGAAAACTCTTGGCTGTCAACTAATGGCTCACACTTAATACGCCAAAGATGAGGATACCATGTACTAGAGAATCCTTCACTTGCATAGTTTGCATCAGTGATCTGCATGAATCTTTTGAGTGCTGTAGGGAAAGTTTCTTTAAGAGGATTATAATCAAGTAAGTGAGGTAGTTCAATAACATCTCCTACCATCAATTTTCTACCAACAATATCAATCATGTCATTATAATGAACAGTTACAAAAATAACATCATTACTTAAGAATAAGCCAAACTGACTGAGATCAAAGTCTAAGTTTTGTACATTGTAATGCCCACGTAATCGATAGATATCTTTATCATACTTGCGATCTCTGTTCTCTAAGAATAACAAGTCTTGTATATTTGTTGGATCTAATTTATCATATTGAGGTTGAGTATAATCGATAGATTTGCCTTGATCTATAGGTCCTAAATACTTATGAATGTACAAATCGGTGCCGCCAACAGTTAGTTGTTCAGAAATATTTCTGTCAAAAAAACGATAGTCGTTTTGTTTTTCGGGACGATATAATGATAGTCTTGGCATAGTTATATTTATCGTAATAGAATTTGTAACCAATTTTTGAAAAATATAGTTAATTTAGCCATCTGATTTACCCAAAACTATCAAAATTATACAAAAAAAGATTGCTTTTTGTAAAAAATACATATATAATAGGTATAACTTATATTTTAATAAATCAACGAAGCAACTTATATGGCTAAAAGAAAGCAGAAAACAGTTTACTTAACCCCTGAACCTATATGGGAAAACTATAAGGGTCTAGTAGATCCTATGGAACAAGCCAATGCCTACCAAAATTGTCAATACTTTATTCGTACTGAGATCAATGATAAGAAACGACTAACAGTCATAAGAAAATGGATTAAAGAAGACTCGGGTTGGCCTGAAAAAGACATTGAAATTATATTAAGAAATCCAGACTGGGCATTTAATTCTTCTTCGAGTGCGTTCTTTTTCAAAACAAAAGTAGGCTATCTCCCTGAAGGGAATAGAACTCATGTTG